CCCGCCGGGCAGCCGGGTCACGTTCGTTCTTACGGCACGATTTACGGGATTAACACAAACGCCTATCCGGTCGGCACCATCCTATACGCATCGGTTACAGATGGGCAGTTGACGTCGACTGCACCCACCGCACCCAACCACCGCATCGCCATCGCCGTGGTGACCCGGCAGCATCAGAACACCGGGCGAATCTTTGTACGCACCTACACCCCGGCGTTTCGTTTGGCTGACCTGTCCAACGTCGCGTCCACATCGCCCACGACCGGGCAGGCGTTGTCCTGGGATGGCAGCAAATGGGCACCGGCGAATGTCGGCTACATCCCCGGGTCACCACCGCCGGGCGGCTTCCTCGGCAACGTCTTCTACCAAGACAACGCAGGCAACTTCACCCAAGAAGACGCGTTCCGCTACACCGCTTCGACCAACACGCTTGCGGTGGAGAACATCACCGGAACGACTGTCACGGGGTCAGGCGTAGTGAAGGGCAGCAACACCTTCGGGCAGCGTTACGCGACGCAGGCGGCGACCAACCGGGCGCTTGCCAACACCGCATCGCTGACCGTGGAACGTTACTTCACCGTGACCGCAGAGGGCAACGGGGAGTCGTTCAATATTCAATCCAACACCCCGTCCGCCGGCAACAAAATCGTGCGGAAAATCTGGTACAAGGCGGAAGCCTTCGAGGACACCGACGTGAACACTTGGACACTGCTGCACACCTTTGCCGCTGACACCACATACGCCAACACCGCAACCAAATGGCAGGAGTATCTCGACGGGCAGACCTACGGAAAGCCGCCTTTTACGCTGGCGATAAGTTGGGAGGATGTCACGGCTTTCGTTGGTTTGCTCGACACCTATTCGGGCGCGCGCGCCGCCTTCTCTGTTCGCTTACTTGACAAAGATTACACAGGCAGCGCAATTCGGGTGCGCCGGGCATCCGACAATACCGAGCAGGACATCGGCTTCGATGTCAACGGCGACCTTGACACATCGGCCATCACCACATTTTGCACGGGGACGGATGGATTTCTGCGCACATGGTACGACCAAAGCGGAAATGCAAATAATTTGGTGCAAACGACTGCCGCAAATCAGCCGAAAATCTACGACAGTAGCACAGGCACAATTACCGTCAATTCATTTGCAGGTGCAAAGTTTGACAATAGCAACGACACAATGACGACGTCGTTCACAAGTGCTTCAAATTATAGCGTTTATCACGTTCTGAAACAAGATGTAATTAATACGATTAGCAATGTATATTCACTAATTGACTATGGAACGAGCGGGTCCAAATCAGGTGCGCAAGTCAGAAGTAGCCAGTATTTTGTGAGAAACGATAGCACCGACTTTGGAACGCAAGATTTGAATCAAAATTTAATTGAAATCACACATAACGCGGGGTCATTTGTATTTTACAAAAACGGCAGTAGCGTCAGAAGCTCATCGGTTACATTGACTACTGCCGACGGATTTACAATTAATCAGTTAATTGGCAATTCTCGTTACGTAGGCGCCACATGGCAAGAGTTAATTATATGGCCTTCCAGCCAATCGGCCAACCGCGCAGGCATTCAGACCAACATCAACAACTACTTCAACATCTACTAATGCCGTACATCATCGTCCGCCCCGAAGGGATTTTGTCCAGCCCGCAGCGAGCGCAGTTCATCACGCGGGAACTCTACTGCATCACCCTGCCTTTGCAATTCCAAACGCCCGACCAAGCGAACGGCACGGTGTTCGGCATCATCCACCACCCGACCGACGGCAGGGCAGCGTTGCAGGTGGATTTGGATTATGTGATTCCGGTGCATCCGCTGGTAACGTTGGAGCGGCTGGTGTCTTTGTTCCCGGAGATTACCGATGCGGAGCGCATGACGCTGATGCAGGTGATATTTTCCTCCAAGTCGTTCCCGTTCCGGCACATCGTGCCAAGCACGGTCACGGTTAGGGACGAGGCGTTTATGATCGCGGAGGGGTGGTTTCCTGCTGAGCCATGACGGTGCTTTCTCCCATCCAACTGCTCGGCTACGTGCTGGCCGGAATGGCCGGGCACTACGACTTGGCCGGTGACATTGACCGCAACGGAATCATCAACATCGCCGACCTGCTGCAACTGCTAACCATGTTCTGATGGCCAAATCCCAAACCACCCACACCAAGGTGCTGCGCGAAGTGTCGCGGCCGGGCGTGCATGCCAAGACGAAGACGAGCGCCAACAAGAAGTCACGCAACTACCGCAAACCCTACGGCGGACAGGGTCGGTAGAACTTTGTACATTTGGGCTATGATCGTCACATTGACCAAACCCCTGAACGACTACGGCTACAAGTTCGAAGCCGGAAAGACCATCGAGGTGTCGATGAAGTTCTACCGCCTGCTCGTGGCGCAAGGCTACTGCGACCCGCACGAAAGCGAGGCGCCCAAGCCAGCGCCCAAGGCAGCGCCCAAGCCTAAAGCAACTCCACCCCCAACAGATAACAACGAGGAATAATGGCACAAACCACTGGCATCCTGAATGCGTCGAGCATTCGCTTCTTTACCGGCACCGTAGATGGCACCCACGTAGTGGTCGCCAATGTAACCGAGTGCAGCATCTCTATGACCACCGACGTGCGGGACGTAACCACCAAGACCTCCGGCGGATGGCGCGAAATTCTGCCCGCCCTGCGGTCGGCAAGCGTCAGCGTCAGCGGCTACTTCGCCGAAGACGCCACCAATGGCTTCAACGCTTTGGTCGACTACCAAATTGCAGGTACCCTGGTGTATGCAACGTTCAGCAACGTGGGCAGCGGAGCGACCCCGAACATTGGCGACGAAGAGTTCGACATCAAAGGGTATATCACGAGCATCGAGCAGAGCGCCGGGTTTGAAGACAACGTCACCTGGTCGCTGACCATGGACTTGACCGGCGCCGTTGTACGTGAGGTCATTGCCTAATGGAAGTACAAATCCAAGGCACGACCTACCCGCTGCGCGCATCGATGGGCGCATGGCGCAAGTTCGAAACGGCGACCGGCGTACGAGTGGCAAGCATCGGCACCGATGACGTCACGCGCATTCCGGAGTTGGCTTACTACCTCATCCAAGCAGGGTGCAAGGCCAGCGGCATGAAGTTCGAACTGACCGTTGACGAGTTCCTCGACCTCGTGGAAATCGAAGACGTGCAAGCCATCAGCGAGGCAGTCGCCGGGCTGCTTGGCGGCAGCGGCAAAGGCCAAAAAAAAAGTCAGGCAAAGCCCTGACGTGGGATGAAATTGAAGAGATGGGGTTGGGCCAATTAGGCCTGACCCCTTCTTTGCTTTACGACCTTACGTTCCGGGAGTTCAGCAACGCCATGGCCGGGCGGCACCACGAGATTGAAATGCGCGAGCGCAGCGAATGGGAGCGCACGCGTTGGCTCGCCTGTCTGCTGCTCAACCCCCACACCAAAAAGCGGCTGAAGCCCACAGACCTTGCCACGTTTGAGTGGGAGAAGAAGGCCAAGACCGCCGTCGATGGCAGTGCTATCTTGCGGCAAATAGCTGGACATGGCAAAATTAGGTGACCTCATTGTCAAGATTGGAGCGGACACGCGATCGCTCAACACCGAACTTGGCAAGATTCAGCGGAAAATAAAGAACACCGCCGACAACATCCAAGGGTTGGGCCAGTCCATGACTATGGGCTTGACGCTGCCCGTGGCCGGGCTTGGGCTTGCAGCCGTCAAGGCGGCCGCTGACCTGCAAACGATGGAGACGCAGTTCGTTTCGCTCACCGGCGGAGCGGAGCAGGCCGGGCAAATGGTGGACAAACTGAACCAGTTTGCAGCCGCCACCCCCTACGAAATCGAAGGCATCGCCAGCGCGGCGCGTCAGTTGATTGCCGCTGGTACCGACGTCAATGACGTTACCAACCAACTGCAGTACCTCGGCGACATCGCAGCCGTGTCGGGCGTGCCTATCGAAGAGATGGCCGCCATCTTCGCCAAGGTGCAAGCCAAGGGCAAGGTGGAGTTGGAGAACCTGAACCAACTGGCCGAGCGAGGCATTCCCATCTTCACGATGCTGTCAGAGGCCACCGGCCTGCTGCCTTCCGAACTTGGAGCAGGCGCCGTCTCGGTCGACCTGTTTAATCAGACGCTGATGTCCATGGCGCAGGAGGGCGGGTTCGCTTTCGGGGCCATGGAGAACTTGTCGCAGACCGCAGCGGGTAAGTTCAGCACGGCGATGGACGGGTTGAAGATGGCGGCCGCTTCGCTTGGTGAGGTGCTGCTGCCCATCGCCACCGCCGTGATTGACAAGGTCACCGAACTGGCGGCCAAGTTCGAGGCGCTGGACATGGGCACCAAGAAAATGCTTGTGGTATTCGGCGCCATTGCGGGCGCCATCGGACCCGCGCTCATCGGCTTTGCGCTGGTGTCCAAGGGCATGGTGGCGATACAAAACGCGGCGTCTTTGGCGATGAAGGGCATTCAGCTGATGAACGCCTCGCTGCTCACCAACCCCTACACCGCCATTGCCGTGGCGGTCGCCGCGTTGGTTGCGCTCATCATCACCAACTGGGACGAAATCAAGGCGTACTTCACCGACGGAGACGGCTCCAAATTGTGGGATGAACTGGTTGCCACATTTGACGCGGCGGTAGCCTACATCAAAGAACTGTGGTCGTTTTTCTTGGAGTTTTTGGAGGCGTTTTGGGATAGGTTCGGCGGCAGCATTATGACCACCATCGACACCGTTATGGACACCGTGATGGGCATCGTCCGGGGCGCGCTCGGATTTCTTAAGGGCATATTCTCGGCAGGCACGGCGCTGCTCAAGGGCGATTGGGATGGCTTCTTGACCGGCATTATTGACGCCACGGTCTCAATCATGCAGGCCATTGTGAACACCTTTTTAGGCGGGGTGCGGCAACTG